TATATGTGCTTTCAAACCTCAAACGATAAAATTCTTGCCCAAATTCATCTACATCTTTTCTTACACTTGCTACCATTTTGTTATTATAACAATATCATTAAGTAATTGTTAAAGTGTTAGTTGTGCTGCCGGTAGCAGGAAAATTTCCACTAGGTGTTGGACCAAAAGGATATCTATTAGTTGGTGCCCATGCAGGTTGACCTGACCAAGTAAAAGTACAACTAGCACTTCCACCAAATTGAAAAGGACCCATATAACTAGAAAATGTTGATGATGACCTATTGTAAGTCACATTATATGCAGGATTAGTTATGTTCATATTTGTCCAACCTGCATTAGTAAAGGTTGCAGGATATGTTCCTCCTGCAGGAAGATGGGTGTGTCGAAAGGTCATTATTAAATCAGAAAGTGCCCATGGTCCTGAGCCACTTCCGGTTGGTGAGTTTGACCTACAATATATACCATATAGGCTCAATAATGGATTAGAAGTTCTTGTGCCTCCTGCGACATTATATAATCCTGTAGCATACCTACCCGGATACATTAGAGGCATACGTCCCATTGATTGTTCAGTCGCATCGTTTCCTGTGCCCGGAAATGGTGATACACCTACAAATCCATATCCCCAATAATAATTAGCAGCAGCAGGTGATGCCGGTGCTGCTGCTGTAGTTTGCAGTTCATATCCTATAGTAAAAGTCAGTTGATTACTAAATCCGGTTTTATTTCGCCATTGTGCTAAATTTACAGATGTAGTTCCGGGGGTATACTGATAAGCCATTTGTTTAACTTCAGTATTATTCATAGAAACACTAGAGGTAGAAGTCAAACCTCTTTCTGTATTCATCTGAGACATTGAAACTGAATTCGAAGGAAACGCCATTACTTATCCTCTAATTCTTTTACTTTAGCTGTAAGAGTTTCTATTTGTTCTTGTTGTTCTTTTATAGCTTCTACTAATAAACCTACTGTGTTGCCATAACGAATAGCTAGGTGTTCTTCTGCTTCTATGCCATTTATTTCATCAGATATTGTTCCTGAAGTATAAACAGCTTCGGGCAAAACTTTTTCTAAATCTTGTGCTATCAAACCTGTAAGTCTGTTGCCGTCAGATTTTAAAGTATAAGTAATCCCTTGCAGTTGCTTAACTTTATCTACAGCATTATCAATAACCTTAATATCTTTTTTTAATTTTATATCAGAAGGAGTTCCATAAGCTGTTACATTTCCTTTAAAAATTCCATTACCTGAAGTATCAACGCTAGTTACAGAAGTTCCAGAAGAATTTCTTGTTGCAAACAAAGTAGTAAATTGAATATAAAAAACATTATTATGGTTTTGTATTTTTGCTCCTTTTTCTCCTGACCAAGTATTTGTGCCCGTAGCAAATTCAATATCTGTATTGTTAGGAAAGTGTGCTCCACCATGTAAGGTTGCTCTACCTGCATCAGAAAAATCAATCTTTAGACCATCTACATATGTGCCACCATCATTACCCCTAACTATAAAATCTTTATCTTGAATAATTGGACCAATTCTAAAATCGCTGTTTTCGTTTTGAAGATAAGCAAAGTGAGTGCCATTAGCATATAAATTTACGTTTTGGCTAGAGTCAAGAATAATAGTTCCTGCAACATCTAAAGTTAAATCTCCAGAAGCATTGCTAATAGTTGGTGCAGCACCCAATGCTATATTATCAGAGCCATCTTCTACTACTGCTTTACTTGCAGGTAGAGTACAAAATACATCTTTAGTTCCTGCAGAAAAATTAACTGCAGAGTCAGAATTAGAACTACTAATAACTGTAGTTCTTGCTAAAGTGTCTGGACTTGCATCTGTTATAGTTCCTAAACCAACTTCAAACTCGTCTAAACTTTGATGAACAATAGCATAGTAAGTTGTATTGGAATTACCAATACCTGCAACAAATGACTCGAAACCTGTTTCAGCACCTGCTAAGTCTACTGTACCTGTTCCTGCAGTTGTTGTTGTTTCTTTAACTCTATCGTTAAGAACAAAAGCCATTAAGCTATTCTAATAATTGCGTTTGAAGCGTCAGGTGTTGGAAATTGTATTGTGAAGTCACCATTAGTAGAACTTTTATCTCCACCAAAAGCTAATACACATACAGCTTTATTACTATTAGTGCTGTTATAAATTAGAGCACCATTAGCAGTTATTGTAGAACTACTAAAGGTTAAATCAGCAAAATCAGTAAATGCAGTTGTTCCACTTGAGGTTGGCGTCACATTTGTTAATGCTCCTCCACCAGAAGAATAACCTGTTCCAGAAACTTCATTAGTTGCTGAGAAAGCAGTTGTAGCTGCACCAAGTGTAGCCGAGCTTGTGTACAAAGCTAACTTAAAAGCATTACCACTACTGTTTGTAAAATTGTGCGTACCTGTCATAAGTTCAACTTTAAACGAAGTACACATTGCTTGAGAAATTGCCATTACAGCCTCCTTATAATTTCAGCCATATCTTTATGACCTTGTTTTTCTAATAAACCTGCAACTGTACTTCTATCACTAGCTACTGCTTGTTTTAGATAGTGCAGGATAAGTTGTTGTATAGAGTCTCTAAATGCTTCAGCTTGAGCCTTAACCATAGGGTCTGCTGTGTCACTTATTGAAACTAACCTTTCAACAATTCTATCTGTCCAATACTCAGGACTTAAACCTTTATTTTCTGTTGTCTGTACTCCAACAGTACCTGTAGTTGTTTCTATATCAACTGTAAACATTATGTCCTCTTCTGTCTTAACATACCCTCAGCATAGGTATCTATAGTATTGTCTGCTTCCCCTAAGTTTTTCAATCTAGATATAGCTTGAAAATATCTTTTTTCATATTCAGCTAACATATCTTGTGCTCCCTTCATGTATACATAACCCTCTATCAAACAGCCATATAACAAAGCATTTGTTGCATTGACTGATAACCACGTTGTTCCACTCTCTGCTCCTGCTGTAATAGAAGCAGGTTTGTAAAAATAATGTAGTTCTACTGTCAAATTTGTACTTGGAGTTGGTGCTACTATAAAAGTATCATCATCATAAAGAGCATAATGTTGTGGTGTTCCTGTTGCTGTTTTATCTGGATATGCTTCTCTAATAAAGTTTACATCTCTAAAATATAAAAAGTTTTGAGACTGTCCACTAAAAACAGCTAAAGAAAAATTATCTAAAAAATCTGAAGGTGTAGATAAATACTCATTATTTGCAGTCAATTGACCTGTGACATTTTTTCTAAAGTTTGGAAGTTTTACAGATTTTACAATTCTTTCTTCTGCTTGTTTAATAATATCAGGTAAGTTAGAAACAAACGAAGTTTCGTTGTTTTCTAAATAATTCTGTATTAAAGATTTTAATTCGCTATATGTCATGGTGTATTTGCTTGTCCTCCCATACCACTATGATTGGTACAGTAATAATAAAGAGTAGGTGCTCCAACAGCTACAGTTATTTGAGTATATGCTCCTGCATTACCCGGAGTTCCGTTTGTTGTCACGCCTGTTGTATATTCACTTCCTCCTCCATGAGTTCCATCAGAAGTTGTAGAAAATCTTAATGGGTGATTAGCATTACCGGCATTACCTTGGTCAAATCTATAAGTCTTACCTTCTTCTAAAGTTAATGTAGGCTGTCTAACAGAGTCAATATAAAAACGATTGCCTCCACCATAAGCTTGTACTGTGACTACATAGTTCGTTATTGCTAAAGCACTAACAGCATTTATATATGTTGACAATTGATTTTGAGTTAATTGAACAGATACATTTGCCGGACTAGGTGAAGGACTAGGACTAGGACTTGGTGAAGGACTAGGACTAGGACTAGGCACATTAGTTGTAGTTATTGTGCTAAAGCCTATTCCTCCTCTTATAACCATGCCTGTACTGTTTAATGGATTAAATCCAAAATAACTTGTAGAGGCTGCCTCTCCTGAGTCAGGTCTAGGATTATATAAACCTATATTGTCTGAAGTATCAACCTCTCCTATTCTATATTGAGGTTGGTCAGGGTCTATACAAGACGGACATATTCTACTGCCTGTTTTCTTTTGGTCTTGTACTTCGTATTTTAAATCTTTAAGTTTGTAGGTAAAGCCACATCTATCACAGATACCAATTGCTTTTTTACCTGCTGCATATGCCATGATTAATAACTATTAGTATTAGGTACAAATCTTATAGCAGCTCTTTCTCTATCTGCTTCTGATACTTCTTTCCAAAGTTCATCATACCTTTGCTTTATCATAGGTATTCGACTTTGCGATTGGTCATTTTTACAAGCTATGTTGTATGCCAAAGCATAAGTTAAACATGGTAAATATCTAGCAGGAACATCTGGATTAACACTTGCATTACCACCTGCATCTTCAATTCTTTTTATGTAATCATATATCAAAGTATAGGTTTGCTTTGAGTCAGGTGTTGCCCAAACTCCTATCTTCAATGTCAATCCTTTATCAACATAATATTGTGTTGGCTTAGATTGTAAAAGTTTTTTAGCTTGATGATTATATTCAGTTCTACTTATCCTTGTAAGTCGTTGGTCAAATTGGTCTGATACATCTCCTGCATCAGTTCTAATTACAGCATCAACTATTTCTAATGCTGTACTTTCTGCATCATATAAGTTTGTACCTGCAGTTAAAGTTATACTGCCTTGTTCTACTTTCCAAAGATTGAGTCCTTTGTTTTGCCATTCTAAAAAGATTAAATCCAATGCACGTTTAGCTGTGTTGTAATCTCCACCTGACATCATAGATAAACCACAGAGGTCAAATGCCTCTTCCATAAGTTCTGTAATGTCTAGATTAAATCCGTAAGTTCCACTAGTCGCCATATCTAACTCTTATTACTGTTATGTCTCCTCGCTTTTCTTGGGTTATGATTTTTTGTTTTTTTTTACCAGACTTTTCAATCTGTTCTTGCATATTAGTTCTAGCTATCGTCATCTGTACCTCGCTGTTTTTTTTGCAATGTTCTTTGGTTGTTTGACAAACTGTTTGCCTTTTTTAGTTCCTTTTCTTTTAGCTCTTGTAGTAGCTGCATATTCTGCAGAAGATAAAGCTTTAATTGCTTTTTCTGGTAGATAACGCTCTCCGGTTTTACCTGAAGGCTTCCCAGACTTTGTTCTCCATTTTTGTTTAGTCCAATTTTTTAAAGACCTTTGTGATTTTTTTAAAGGCATTAAGCTTTATGTTTTTCTTGAATATCAAACTTTGCTACTAATGTAGCTCCCTTGTGAGGTTTGAACTTTCCTTCATGTTTCATTAATTTATATCCACCACCCTCTTGTTTCATAAAATGAAATCCTTCTGGAGCTTTAACTCCTTTTTGAGAAGGTGTCTTACCACCTGCTTTCATAAATCCCATTTTATTCCTAACATCAGAAGGAAGCTTACTTAAACCTTTATTTCCCTCAGGAACTTCTCTAAGTTTCTTATTCATTTGTATCCACCACCTTTGGCTTTATATTGTTTAGCTAACATCTGAGCTTTACGTGCAGACCATTGACCCGGCTTACCACCTTTGCTACCTGCTTTAATTCTGTTAAAAAGATTTTTACGCATGGTAGGTTTTGTATAATTACCTGCTTCATTAACTCTTGATTTAGATTTTTTTGCTCTACTCACCACTTCACCTTATCTGCCCAATAAGCTGCTGACATCTTACCTTTTTTAATATTTTTTGCATGACGAGCTTTGAAGGATTTTCGTTTTGCTTTCATACGTGCAGACTCTCCTGCTTTAGGTTTACCTGCAGTCTTAGCACCCTTTTGTCCAAACCTAATAGTTTTTATTTTGTTGCCTTCTTTAGCAACAACAATATGAGACTTCTTAGGGTGGTTAGGAGTACGCTTGGGTTTGTTATAACCTGATACTCCTGCCCTTTTTAAACGAGAGTCCTTCTTAGCTCCTGACATTATTTGCCTGTTTTACCACCACGGAACATAGCAGACATTGGTGCCTTCTTTTTCATAACACCACCACCCATATAGGTTTGATGTTTATTTTTTTTAAGACCACCACCATGACCATAAGCCATGCCTTTTTTATCTTTTTTCATTGTACCCGGCATTATTACCTCACTTCTTTTTTGTAGTAGCTTTCTTTTTAGCTACGGGTTTTTTCTTAGTTGTTTTTTTCTTTGGTGTTTTTCCACCTACATATGCTTCATTTACATCAGGTGTTGAAGGGTCATCAGCCACATAGTGACCTTTTGCTGTTCTAGCTCTGACACCATTTAGTTCATCTGCTTTTCTTTGAGCATCTGCTAAATCAGGGTCAGGTCCGAATACAACTTCATATATACCTTCAGCGTTTGCTTGTAAAACAAAATACTGTGGGGGAAAACCACTTGTAGAAATAATTGCTTTCTTACTTGCCATATTAACTCCTTAATACGTTTTTATCATTTCAAGAGTAATAGAATAGGTATCCCCATTACTAGCACCCTTAGTTGTGAAAAGAACGTCACCATTCTTTCCTGTTCCTGCATTATTTGGAATACCACCAAAATCCGAAAAGTCCATATGCCCATTACTACTTTCTGCTAACTCCATGATTAAAACATTAGTATTAGCATTAAAAAATAATTGAACAGACATACCAACAATGGCATGGCTTACTCGTACTATTCTAACTCCGGAACAAGCTGTCCCTTCTGAGTTAGCAGATAAAGCAGAAACGTCTACTTTAGCTACAGCACTTTCGCCCGTGCCATCACTAACATTGGTAAATTTCATAACACAGTTTCTTTCGCCATCTATAATAGTCTGGCTTGTGACTGCATCTGCCATAATTTACCTTTAACTTAGATTGTTGTTTTGGATATATAAGACTGTTGCCGTAGCAGCTCCGGTGGTTGAGTCACCATTTGCTCCGG